AGTCTCAAGTCTAAATCATTTGCTTTTGTCTTGTATCCACGAGTATGAACAGCAATATCTAAATTAATAGAACCTAGTTGTCCGTCTAACTTATACACTTTAGATGCATTATCTCTTTGTTTATTGTGTTGAAACACACAAAATGCCATAGCATTTCTTGCAGTAAGAAATTCAGGTGAAGTCTCCCAATGAGATTCAGCAACAGTAAACAATCCTGTTTGTTTTTGATTGCGTATTTTAAACCTGCCAAACGCCTTAATACCGTTCTTGTCATTGCTGATATAAAGATTTTGTAGTTCTTTAATCATCTCCGCTTTAAACATTTGTTTAATCTTATCTCTAGCATCATTCACATTCGTCTTCTTTCTCATACATTCTCCATAAAGTATATGTTATTTAATTCCGGGGTAGTATCTAAAAAATTAGGTAACTCTAAACATTCAGTACCGCATTTAATCATAGGTATCTCATGGCAATCTTTTGTAAGATAACCTAAAGAGTCTACTTCATCAGTAAACACTGAATTACTTTGCACTCGGAAATCAAATTTCCAGTACCAAAAATCTTTTTGTTGCTCTTGTTCTATTAAGAATCCGAAATGATTTTCAGGAGTTTGTGTATTATTTTGTGACATATGATGAGGATAATGTAATATGTCCGGGGTACCTCGTAGACTAATACATTGTAGTATAGTATCAAAGTTTGCTTGTGAATTTCGTTGAACTTTCCATAAGTCTACATTATCTCCAACAGGCTTTGCTCTGTTGAGAACATTAGTATTAGTAATGTCAAATAATGTGAAACAAGTTATGGTCTTCATACTACTATTTAGTAGCCAAAAAAAAGCCTCTAATAAAAGAGGCTTTTTAATTCTTTAACTAATTTCTTAGTTAGTGAATGTTGCCGTTGCTGTAGTAACACATGATGCCAATCCGCCACCTGCTGTGTTTAGATCAGTATCTAGTGTTGTTGTAGTCCAAGCCGCTGTAGGATAAATTGCAAATGCAAGTGTATCTGATCCAGTATCTGTGTATTCATAGATATAGACGATTCCTTTGCCTTGAATTGTGTCGAATGCATTTTTAATATCAGTTGTTGTTAATGCTCCGGCAGCCGTAACTGTGAAATAATCAAGTTTCGGTCCTTGTGGTTGTACTGTCATCGCAGATTCAATTGCGTTAACACCCGGGTTTGAGTATCCAGTTGCGTCTAAACGTAATACTGGATAAAAGTCACCATTTGCTCTTGTAAATTGTGCCATTTTCTTTTCCTTTTGTTTTAAAAGTACACGTTCCATGCACTTTTTAGTTTGTTGTCCCTCACCATGAGGTTCATACTAATATTTAGTCCTTTGTGAAGAAAATGTGGGAGTTAGTTAGCCTCTAGCGGCTAAATTTTGACGAGCAAAGCCCATTCTATTAACAAATTTGAGTCCGTTAGCAACGAAACCTTCATGTGTTTCAGTGCCATCATCTAAGAATCCTTTGACAGGACTTGACTTTGCGGCTTGATCAAGTTGATCGACAACGTTTTGTTTAAGATTGTATAATGCAATCCATATTTTGAATGCACCTATTACGCCGTCTTTATGTGCATTGAAATGCATCATAAGTTTTTCTCTCATTTTGTCTGTCAATTTTCTGTTTTCGACAAACGTAATGAAGTCTGCATAAAGATTTTGTAGATCACCTGAAACAATTTTTTTATTAACAAAAACAGTAAACAGCATGTTAAATCCATTACGTGCTTGAGGTGCTGTTTGAAATAATGCTTTAACAGCATTACTATTTTGATTAATCTCTGCTTCTGCTTTTTGTTTAAGTTTGCTATTGATCTTTAAATTGGGTGTTATAGGCATTTTACTAGGAACAATTGCAACTGTTGAATTATTTTTTAATGTACCTATTGATCCATTGAGTGATTCTGCTTCGTCAGTTGTCATAGCATTAGGTGGAATATATTGATGTACTGCTATGGCTGCCTGCTTGTCAGCAAGTAAATGACCAATTTCACTATCAGCATCTACTGTGTATGAGATACCACCTGGGTTTGCTTTGAATCTAAACACGCCGTCATTATCTACTAATGGCTCACTAAACAATAGGTCTCCCCAATAAAAACCAGCTCCTCTGTCTGATGCTTCAAGTCCAGGCCAGACTCTTTCGATAATACTATACAAGTCTCCCCTGTTTACTTGTCGACCATCATCATATGCTTTAAATTCTTTCGGTGAGAATACTTGTCTACCTGTACCATCTTTCTTATTGAACATATGTTTGTCCATAACAGAGAATCTGCCGTCTTTACCACGACCGAATATCAATGCAGGATAACCGTCCCATTTAATTGTAATACTGTTAGGGGAGTTGATAGTTGCTTCTATCTGTTTGATGGCTTCTCTAGCACCTTGTTCATCACCTAGGAATACAAGGTCTTCAGGATGTTCTAAATGTCCTGAGCCTTCGACTAAATTAATTTTTTCTAATTTACGTAATGTATTAGAGATAGATTCACTGAGGTTCATTATTACCTCGTAGACAGTTGTGCGATTTTTTCTGCTCTTAGTGCTGAGTTAGTTTTAGATTCTGATACTTCATCTTTTTTACGTTTTGCGGCTCGTCTATCTCTATCTTTAAACTCATCATCTACTTTTGGTTCTGAGAAATCAAGTTCACCTTGTTCTGCATCAGGCTCGGTTACTGCAATTGGAACTTGAAATTTATCACTTACAGCAACATAATTATTTAATTTATCTTGTATTTGAGACTCAGCTGGAAGACTCGTTTCTGTGTTTATCCATTGATCTTCTGTTTGTGAATATTGATATTTGTTGCTACCAACATCTAATACTGCATTAGGTTTAATATTATAGTCAACGCCTTTTCCACTTGTCGGATCTGTAGTAGTTGAACCGGTATCGTCTGCTGTTCCAGTTGTTGCAGTAGATGATCCAGGATTCGTATTAACTATTGTTTTTTGTTTTTGTGGCTGATCAGTTTGTTGTTTTGCTGATTGTTGCTGTTGCTGTGGACCTATTAGGCCAGCGTCTTGCATTGTTTTTCTTTGTTGGGCAGAAAAGCCTGCTTGTGCCTTAGGAAGAATACCGTGAGATTTAGATGCTCCATATGAAGCATTTCCTAATTTCATAAGTAAGTTTTTATCTATATTAGGTCTTGATGTATTTTTTGATGCGTTGTATACAGCCTCAATTTCATCAATGATTGAATTAGATGTCATTGCAGTTTTGTTAAGAGGTACACCAGTCATCCATTGACCATACCAATCTCTTAAAAAAGTTTTTAAAGTTCGTGGTCCTAATTCTTCTTCAGTAATAATAGATTCTAAGATATAATTCATATTTACTAACTTAACCCACTCATTCATATCTCCAGTAAATCCTGGATATGCTCTCTGAATTTCTTGTGTGGTTAAACCTTTATCTTTCATCTGTTGAAGGGTAAATTGTTGCCATTGTTTCTTACGTTTAAGTGGACTTTTAACATTATTAAATCCATCAGTCTCTTTGCCGTAATCAGACTTATTAGGAATATACTCTCCATATTGCATATGACCAGACATCTTAGGATTAAACATTCGCCTTGCTTTTTCTTGGAAGCCAGGCATTAAATAATTTTTACCATCTTTGTTTTTTCTTACATCGTTGTTTTCACCACCATCTGAGCCTTCTGCTCCTGTAGGTTCCATAATTAGACCTGATGCAATGGCTGATTCAATAGATAATAATGCAGAACTCATAAAGTTATCAAGGAAAATTTGTTTTGCTAATTCGTCTACGTAAGTTCCTTTTGCTCCGCCTTTCATTCTAGGGCCTTTTCTTCCCAACTCAGTAAGACTTGTATTCTTTATTTCAACTGCTGTTACATCATCAAACTTCATGTTTGCTTACCCTTGATATTTTTTGATTGTCTTTGAGAAACGACTTTTATCTCGTCCTCTAATAGCACTTAGCAATTTTTTTTCTAATTGAACGGCCTGAGTACCATCATAATTGCGTTCTATAAATTCAATTAGATTAACAGCACTAGTAATGATATTATTGCCGCGTGATTCGACAATATGAGGAATATCTCGGTTAGTACCAAAATTTTCTAGTTCTTCTAGCAGGCTTTTTGTTTTCTTTTGCATAAGTGTAATTTCCTTAGTACTATTTAGTCTTGACCAATCAAAACGGATATTATTTGTCTTTCAATGTATTCAGTAATGACTTGAGTTTAGTACTTTGTACATCACCATTTACTTTCTTTTGTTCTGTATCAACTTGTTCATGTACTGCTTGATCAGTTGCTCCTACTTGTGATGTTGTTTTAAACTTATCCATGATTGATTGTGCAGACGGTTGTGCTGTATTCTGAGTTGGAGCACTAGTACCAGGGTCTGTAATACGCAATGTGTCAACATCGAATGCTAATTCAACTTTCTGTCCTACACCAGCACTTGATCTTGTCTTCATTAACTGAATCTGATACTGTCCACGTTCTCTCATACTGCGTGATGTAAAGATACCGAACACATTGTCTGCTGTGTTAATCTTACTGATACCACCTGAGATATGACTGTGATCAAATTCGATTTCTTCTACTGCACTTCTGTTTAACTGTGATGCAGTTACAAAAATTATATCTAATTCTTTTGCCAAGTTACGTAATTCTTCTGATACATATTTGTCTTTAACAAACAAGTCACTAGGACTTACTTTAGCACTTACAGGCATTAACAAATCCAAATAGTCAACACACATAAAGTCTAGTTTCTTTCCTGTTTGTATTTGTAGTTCTCTAGTAAATGCTCTAAGATCATTAACTGTAGACTGTGCCGGCATATACTTAATTTGAAAGTGTCCAGATGCTTTTTGTTTCATCTTTACTTTCATTTCAACATTGTCCAAGTCTCTGAACACTTCTTTTGTTTTAGTATCAGTCAACATTGAATCGACACGCATTGCTGATAGTTCTTCACTTAACTCTAGTGTGACGTACACACCTGATAAGCCTTGCTCTACCCAATTAACAGATAGATTTTGCATGAACAATGACTTACCTGAACCTGAACCCCCTGCAAAGATTTGTAGTTCACCTTTGTTGAATCCACCATAGAGTTTTTGATCTAAACAAGGCCAACCAGTAGATGCTTGACCGTTACTTGATTTCAAATGCATAAGACGAGCCCTAGGATCTTCAAAGTAATCGATACCTAAGTCTCTTTGTAATGATATCTGAACTGCATCTTTGATTAACTTTTCGACAGGGTCATAATCACCTTTCTCTAAAAGGTCTGCTGACTCCATGATTGCTCTTTCTAATTCTTGTCTACGAGTAAATGATTCAAACTCATTCATAAACCATTCATAATGACCTTCATCTAAATCAGCAACAGGCTCAATAGTTTCACCTGTTGTTGCTTTGATTTGTGTTGAGTCAGGCAATACTTTATAATTAGTAGAGTGTTCTCTCATAAACTCTGCAACAGGTCGTAGTCTTCTATCAAAGTTTTCAGAGTTAAAGATGTTAGTAACCCTAACAAACAACTCTGCGTTTGTTACCATCATTCGCAAGAACAATTCTTGTACGTCTGCGTTAAATTCTTTTAGCAATTTTATTCCTCATAACTTCCACCTTGATTTTACTGTTTGTAGCGGAGTCTAATATACTTAGTAGTGTATTCAAACGTCCGTATTTAATTACTGCATCATTTGCATCTTTAATATCTTCTGACCAGTTGGGTAATGATACATCATAACCTAGTTCTAATGCTCTTTCGCATATACCTAATCCTGTCTTGTCCTGATCAGGAATGACAATAACACGTTTGCCCAATTTGTTAATTACAGCAACTTGATTATCATTAATCGTATCATGTGTCAATGCTAATCCATTCATTGATATTGCATCAAAGATACCTTCAAACACTAAAACAACTTCCCAATCTTCTTTCTGTAAGTCTGTACCAAACACATAACCTTGTTGTTGATCATTAATAAACTTAGGATTTCTATCATCCATAAATCTAATTGTACTACCAACTACTTTGTTCTCATATGTGTAAGGTATAACAATGCCCTGTGCATTTCTGCCTTCTGCTTTAGGATTGACCATGAAAGGGTAGTCATTGTGTTGTAAGCCTCTTTTGTTTAAGTAATCGATATACACTTGATGATCTTTGTTCGCAGTATAAATCAGTTCGCCTTCTGGCATCTGTTGTTCTTTGAATTTAGGTAATTTAATTTGTTTCTTTTTATGCAAGATAGAATCTAATAAGTCTTTGTGTTGAATAGAATGCAAAGACCACTTGTTAATATCTGTATCTGGCATGTTGCACCATGTTAAGAATGAACGAGTCTTTCTACTGATTGCTCTGCCTAGTTTAAAGCCGCATTTGAAGTTGCAATTAAAACAATGAAACTGCCAATCGTCTCCGTCTGCTTTGATTCCACCACGCATACGTTTGTCAGGGTTATGGCCATTATGAGAACAACAAGGAGCATTGAACGATGTCCAACCGCTTTGCGTGTTTTTCTTTTTGCCGGGTACAACCGTAAGTATATCAAACATAACTGATATTATACACGAAAAAGAGTGTTAAAACAAGTGCGATGGGTAAGTTATCTTGCCAAAACAGTGACTATGTTACCCACATTTGCTTCAAATTTAAGTTTGATGAATGGATGATATCCATTGACAGTGTATCCAATTGTTCCAGATTCACTATTGCCGTTTGCCGCATTGCCATATCTAAATGAATTGATATCATAGAAGCCTGAATCAACAATAGTAGAGCCTTGTATAGTTACATTGCCGACATAGTTTGCATAGTCTATTGATGTAGTCAATACAGGATTGTCTTGTGTATTAATTACACTTGAAAAGTATGTAACTGCTTCTGTGTTTGCGTTAGCAGTATTAGAAGGGAACGGCTGATCACTAGGTATAGTGACTAGTTGCGATGGTACAAAAGAAGGAAGAACAGAGTCTGTAATATGTAAGTCTCCTCTTGCCCCTGCTTTAGAATCTACAAAGACTGGTAAGTTAAGATTACCACTTGGCCATTCTAATGAGTAATAGCATTGCTGAGATTCAATGTTTTCGATTTCAGCGGCTGTTGTGTTCAGAACAAAGATGCCGTTGACATCAAGTACTGGAGTCAAGGCCTTTCTTAGAAGGACCTCGGTACCATCTGAATTAATAGCCCTAAAGGATATCTGCTGATTAGCAGTAG